CAATTGGTCTTGCCGACCGTCTGCAGGTGTTCACCGGCGGGTACTTCTTCACCCTTCTCGATTATTTGACCCTGTTTCGCCTGTTTGTCGAAGACGTAGGTTTTGCGGCCGGCGATGTTGGCGGCACCTTTAGTGTCGTCGGAGTCAGCCTTACCCTCACCAACGGTGGCCTCTCCTTTATCGGCAACGTCGGGGTCAGTGGTTACCGTTTCCACTGAGGGTTGAGTTTCCGGATGTGAGGAAGCCGTGGAGTTAAGAATCCCGGCCAGTTCTGCCGGGAGGGATTTCATCGCCTGGGTCAGTTCCTCGACCTTCTGTTCAAGACTCATAATTGATCCTCTACCTGTTAGTTGAGAGCAAATCGGTAACAACCGATGGTTGTAAATTAAGTGTTTCGTTGTATGATGTCAACAACCCGAAGCCACTTATTTGAAAGAGAGGAAAACCTGATGTCCCGCAACACCGTTGAAAGGGCCTTTGATTCTGCCGTCGAAAAGTTCGACTCGTTCGCCATTGTCTGCGGCATCCTCGATGTTTCCAACGCCTACGCCTATCGCACCATGCAGGAGGGTGAAATGGGTCTGCCGTGTGCCTTGAAAATGGAATTGCTCCTGGAAGGTGAGTTCACCTGGCGAGACCTGTGTCCCAAAGTGGCCACCCGTGTTGATTCCGTAAAAGAGCGCATGACAGAACAATAAGGAACCGGTATGGGCGATCTCATTGAACCCCGGCTGGACCGGGTGCCGGACGCGCTTGCCTCTGAAAATCAGTGGTTGGTGTGGAAGGCGGTAAAAATAGTGAAGCGGGACGGCACCGAGAAGGTGACCAAGGTCCCGCATGACCCGAAAACCGGTAAGAAAGCCAGCACTCAGCGTCGCAGCCACTGGGGTTCGTTCGACGACGCCTGCCTGGCGATGATGGAAGGGGATTATCAGGGCCTGGGTTTCGTCTTCACTGCGGACGACCCGTTCGTTGGTATCGACCTGGACAACTGCTTCAATGAAGACGGTTCGCTCCGGGCGGACGCCGAAACCGCCGTCAACACCGTCAAGTCCTTCACCGAGCGATCCCCATCGGGCAACGGCCTACACATTATTTGTAAGGGTCGCCTGCCGGGTTCCGGCCACTGCGACAACAAGGCCGGCCGGGAAATGTACCAGGAGGGTCGCTTCTTCACGATCACAGCGGAGACCGTGGGTGGCTACGATCAGGTGGTGGAGAACCCGGAGGCGGTGCACCTGCTGTACGACGAGTGGTTCGGTCAGGCCAGTTATCAGGATTACACCGGGGTGGAGCTCGATTGGGACGGTGAACAGCCGATTGTCCCGCTCGATAACATGCCGGTTTCCGACTACGTGAAAAACCTGGTGGCTAATGGTGAAGGCATGGAAGACTTCACCGACAACACCGGGTCGCCGGATCGGTCGTTGGCGCTGTTCTTCGTCTGTAGGGAAATGGATGGTGTTGGGGTGAACAAGGAGTCGATCCTGACCTGTCTCTCCGACGCCAACCACTTCCTTGCTACGGCAGCACTGGAGCGCCGGAGTGGTGATCAACAGTCAGCCCGGTCCTGGGTGTGGAAGTACACCTTGGCTAAAGTGGTTGCCAAGCGTGAAGAACAACAACAACTGTTCGATGAGTTTGACGAGGAATTCAGTGAACAAGGTTCTCTTGACACCTCGAAACCGGCCCCGGAACCCGATGAACCGGACAACATTACCGATCAACCCAAACAGGCCAAAGACCTTCAGTTCGAGAAGGGCGACCATGAACGTAACGCCATACTGTTCCTGAAACACATCAGTCCACTGGCCCGTGCCATGAAGCAGTATTTCCGCTGGAACGGCAAGTATTGGCAACTGTATGGGGATGACCAGGTGGAGCGGGACATCCAGAAGTCGCTGCGGGGCCGGGGTTTCCCCATGGCCACCGTCAACAACACCATCACCACGGTGCGGCGGTTCAGCACACAGGATGAGTTCAAGCCCAACCCTACAATCCTCTCATTCAAGAACGGCTGCGTGAATCTGGAAGGGTGGGATATGGGCCTGGTGGACACCACCTTGCTTCCCCACGACCGCCGGTATCGGTCCACCTCGATTCTTGACTTCGAGTTTGATCCGAATGCCAAGTGCCCTCAGTGGTTGGCATTCCTGGACCAGGCATCCGATGCAGACGCTGAATGGATTAGGGCTCTACAGCAGTTTTTGGGGTACATTCTGGTGGACGACTACCGCCACCAGAAAATCCTGAATATGGTGGGTAAGTCACGTTCAGGTAAAGGCACCATTGCCAACAACATCATCCCGGCTTTAGTTGGTCGAGACGCCTTTGCGGCAACGTCTCTTTCCAGTTTGGCGGGGGATCATGGCCTGGCTTCACTGCGTTATGCCAAGGTCGCTGTGATCGGGGATGCACACCACGGGTTGCGTGACCGGATCGGACGTGCGAAGGAAATGCTGTTGAACATTTCAGGCAATGACTTCGTGGCAGTGAATCCGAAAGGAAAGGACGAGATCACCATGCAGTTATCAGCCAGGTTGATCATCCTGTCCAACGAGCAACCCCGGTTCGCGGATGGCATGGACGCGCTGGCCAACCGGTACCTGATCCTACCCTTCAATAAATCGTTCGCCGGCAAGGAAGACCCGAATCTGGGGCGTAAACTGAAGGAGGAACTGCCTGGCATCTTCAACTGGGCATTGGAGGGCCTGATGGACCTCGGGAGAACTGGACACTTCGTGGAACCCAGGGTCAGTCAGCCGAAGCGTGAAGAAACCATGATGCTCCAGAACCCGGAGGCTTATTTCAACAAGAAGTTCCTGATCCACACAAGGAAGGACGAAGACCGAGTGGCCATCCGGGATGTCTATGACGCCTACTGTCAGTTCTGTCACGAAATGGATCGTAAGCCCGCTGACAAGAAGTGGTTCAGCCGACGCCTGGGTGACCAGGTTGATTTGAGAGTGGGTCGGATGTTGAAGGATGAAGGTCGCCACAAAGCCTATATTGGGGTGAAGATTGACAAGGAGGAACTGTTGGATTTCACCGATGACGATGACCTCTGACCCACCAGAATGCCCTTTAAACTAGTGTCCCATGACCGCCTTCGGGCGGTTTTCTTTTGTCTGAAATCTGTCCTCATACCATGACACCACACTGTCCCGCTACAAGGGACAAAACTATAATTCAACCATTGGTTGACTTTAACTTTAAGTTTAGTTCAACCGTTGGTTGACTTTAAGTTTGGTGTCCCTGAGTAGTCGGGACACGTCCACCATAGAAAAGTTGAATCGGGACACCGTAACTTATTGATTTATGGTCATTAACTACTCTTTTGTCCCTTTGTCCTTATATAGTATATATTAATAATATAATAGTAATAGTAGAGAGAGGGCTGCCGGAGAATACTCCACGGTGTGTGGTTGTGTGACGTGTGGGGTAAGTAGGTGTATTTTTGGGGACACACGGGACAGAGGAACAGGTAAGTTTAATTCAACCATTCGTTGAGGTCCGATCACCCATGGGAACCGGCAGGGTTTTGGACTGGTTACAACGATAAGTTGACTATCCACGGGACGGGTGTATCATGCTCGGTGTCGGGGTTATGAGAAGGCGAACCGGTGGAGCGGTCGTAGTTAGGGCCAACCCACCGGTGGGGTCTGTACGGAACCTCGGTGTTCGCCATAGTTCACCGAATCACGTACCGAACCGGGTGCAAAGCCTGGTGCCAATTTCAACCGCTGCCGCAGGTGTGCACGAATCCATGGGAACCAAGGCTTCCGAATTCGCTGAACTGGTCCGAGGGGCCAGCGTGAACCAGTTGGCCCAACTGTTCGACCTCGACCGTCGCACGGTGGCGAACCGACTCAAGGACGTTCAACCCTGCGGTAAGCGAAACTCATTCCCGGTGTATAAAATCTCCGAGGTGGCCGAGCTCCTGGTGGTCGGGTACATGTCCGAGGACAAGCTGACCAAAGCCCAGCAACTCAAACACGCCGGCAACGAGAAAGATTACTGGGACTCGCAACTCAAGCGGATTAAATACTTGGAGAACACCGGCGATCTGTGGCGTACCGAGCGGATCGTTGAAGTGTTCGCCATGGTGTTCAAGCAAATCCGGGAGTCCACGACGGTTTTCATCGACGCCCTGGAGCATGAGTCCGGCCTGCCGCCCAAGCAGATCGACAAGGCCAAACACTTCGGGGATGCTCTGCTGGTGGAAATGCGTGACAAGCTGCTCACTCTGGAACTGGACCCCGTGGGTGAACACGACTTTGCCAGTGACCCATTCACCGAGACCCACGATGAGAGCGACGACGAAGACCTCAAATCACTAGGGTTGCTGTGATGGCGAGTTTCAGCAACGACCTGGAGCTCAAGCGGTACCAGACCCTGCAGGAAATCATTAACGACCTGTCGGAAGTCCTGCTGCCCCCGGAACGGATTTCCGTGCCCGATGCGGCCGCGAAGTATCGCCGGGTTTACAACCCGCCTGCTTATGTCGGCCCATGGAGCAACACCACGGTGCCGTATCTCCGGGAACCCATGGAAATGCTCGAATCACGGGAGCACTCCGCCGTCTGCGTGGTGGCTCCTGCCCAGTCAGCTAAAACTGAACTGATCAGTAACTGGTTGAGTTACAACATAAAATGCGACCCGAGCGACATGATGGTGGTGGAGAAATCCCGCTCGGAAGCCCAGGCATTCTCGAAGTTGAAGATTGACCGGCTCCTGCGGCACTCCCCGGAACTGAGGCAGCACTTGATCAGCCGGCGCACGGCGGACAACACGTTCGACAAGGCGTTCAAGTCCGGTACCTACCTGATGATCAACTGGCCCACCGAGAA